CGTTTGCGTGAATCCTTGCCAGAATGTCAATTCCCTCATCGCTACGCATGACGGCATTATCCTTCAAGTTATCATAGAATAAATTTTCCGTGAGCACGGCTGGCATGATGGTATTCCTTAACACATAGAAATTCTCTTCGTAGTCCTGCTCATATACCTTTTGGGAATACTTGCGGACCTTGCAGCATATTTGGGGGAGCAGTTTTTCAGCCTCCTGGATAAATACATTCGCAATCGGGTCAGCCTTTGTAAAACCCTTTGAGGTGAATATGCACCAACCACGGGCGTTCATCCACTTGCCATTTCCAGCCGCATTTCCGTGCACGCTGATATAGCAGGTGTTTTTTCCGTATTTATTGGCCTTTGCGGTGCGTTGTGAAAGGGGAACATCATTTTCCTCATAATCAAGCACGACATACGGGATATTCATCTGGTCGCAGTAATAAACGATGCGGTCCACAAGTCTCCTGTTGAATTCCCATTCCAGGATACTTTCATCAGGACTTCTCTTGCCAGGCGTATTTTTTCCATGGCCCGGTGAGAGCAAAAACAATTTAGTCATAGCAGTTTTCCTTTTCTTCTTGCAGTTGGTTCTCGGCCCGTACAGTCTCATCCTTATGATGTTTTCCAATTTCTATTTGTGCATTTCCGTATGATGCCTTAATCTTCGCCCCTCGCTCAACAAATACCGGTATATTGGCTGTTACATAGAGCAACCATGTGAAACCCAGTATGATAGCAATACCTTGCAACACACTTGGGCTCACCGTCCCGACAGGCGGCACGATAAAACTCGCAATCAGCAACCCGAAAGCAAGTATAATTACAAAAAACAAGTACCAAGGCATACCCCGGAACATATCACCTACCAGTTCAGCCATTTCCTTTTTTCATTTAATAGAATTATTTGCCGAGCCACAAACCGGTACGGCCATATCTTGGTTTTGAGGAGCAGGTGCAGAACCCATCCTCAATCTCAACGAATGCATCCTTGTTCTCGCACAGAAAGTCCATCAGTCTGTTAACGGCATCATAGTAAAATGTCTCATAGTATTCGGCCATGTATTTTACATCTCCAGCACTTGTGGACTGAACATTCGTATCGCTGTTTTTGACGACACCCATATTCCTGATTTTCAGCGTCAAAAGTGTGCAGAGTTCAACGGCGGTACGATAGACAAGAACCGGAACCAGGTAATCATCACACAGAACCTTGTAGGCCTCGTTTTCCTCATCGTCAATAGATGGCGTCAGTCCCTTAATCTTGTTATAGACCAACTCCTGCACGTGTTCAAGCAGGTCACCGCCGATGATGTCCCGAAGATAGATATTCTGGCTTATGCGGATTGCGTTTCCAACCTCGTTCTCATTTACATTAAGGTTTATCACCCCGTATGTCTTTACCTTTTGAGGTGATATAAGCATAACAGTTTTAAAATCAGTCATTTATCTATGGTTATTTGCAGTTATTCTTCGTTAAAGTTTATTGCAAACGGCATAATGTGAATTCCGTTCTTTGCCCCGGTAATCTTTTCAAGGGATTCAATTATTACATCCTGCTGTGGTTCAATCACGGTTTTTTGGAATAGTTTGAAACTGTCAGCGAACTCCTGGGTAGCGAAGCCGGTTGAAATTCCAGTTGTAAGACCCATTAAAAGAGGGGTGCAGCGCATGGACACGAATATATTGGTTCTGGCGTTGTCCTTGATGGCAATATACCTTTCAGGGGTTTCATCGCTCTCAATCTTGGACACTTCAACACCGTTTCCGTCATCATTTTTCCAGTAGAGCATAAAGTTGGTTTCGTTCTCGCTCCCACAGAATTTGGTTTTAATCGCTTGTTCAATACCTTCTTTCTGTTCATCAGTTAAATTGTTGTTTTCGGGAAAGTTTAATAAATATTTCGGCGAAAAACCCCTTGCCACCGTGTTCAAACTGTATTTTGCACATTCAATCTCGGTCAAAACATCATAAATGGCCCCAGCAAAAGGAGGAAGCGGATATATGCTGTTTGCCGTATCGTTCTTGTAGTAGAAAATCTGTGTGGGGTTTTCAGGGTTGATATGCTCCGGGTCAAAACGGTCAAACTCCTGGCTCTTGGTCTGGTATTTCGTCCATTTCTTGGCATAATAGACCTTGGTGCCGTCCTCGTTTATCCTGCATCTTCCAAAATCAAGCGGGAACTGTTCAACCACCTGTCCCAGTTTGTTGTAAATGACCTGAATGGCGAAACCTCCGTATACATTTAGATTAAAGGCTATTTTTGAGATGAGTTGACGGATGGTAAGTCCGGTTCTGTTCACCTTTTCACGCCAATAAGCGGCACTATCATCCAAAACGATGTCATCACCGAGGATATAGTTGATTGTTCCATCTATGATTGCCTTAAGGGTGGCCGATTTGTTATAGCAGTTGTGATAAAGTACCGGAAGTTGGTTGTCCAGCCCCCAGGTAACGAGGGATTTGTTGCCATATGTCGTTTCCTCCGGGTCAACCACATATTTGTTCTCAATATCCAGAACGGAAAGTTGTATTCTATTGTCTTCCATATAATCAAGTGAGTTTTAATCAGTTATCATAATAAAAAATGAGGTTGTTATCCTGCGTTTTGTCGTATTCGTTGACAATATGGGGCTCTTGCGGCCCGATTTGAAGCAGACCGGTTGATGGTTGCAGGTCGTTCAGTTTGACATCCCCGTCCCCCGTATGTATAATGGTGTTCAGCAGGGGAATATTCAAGTCAAGTTCAACATCATCTCTGTTATTTCTGTACAGGGCGTATGTGTACTCACCATCCGGGACATCCAGTTCAACATCAAACTGGTAATAAAGATGGTTGGTACTTTCGTCCGTGAGACCCGAATAAACAAAAAACTCCTTGCTGGCATTATTCATTATGAGCAGGTCATATTTCAGTTCTGTTTGCATATATTTTTTTCTATTTCTTTCGTCTTTTAATAGAATTTTGTAGGAATTGAAACAGTTTTTCCAGCATTTTTGTAGAAATTAAAGAAAATGGGCTGCCCAGGAATAGGGAAGCCCATCATAATCAGCATATATGTCTTTTAAAACTATACTTCCTGTACTGTCCAACCTCTTGGAATACCGGAAGTACCCGTAGACCACTCAACACCTGCTGCCTTAACGAATGTACCAGTTGAAGGAACACTTAGCACCCAGTCATAGGTAGAGTTACTTGCAGATAAATCAGTTGCCAAACACTTGATGTAGTTAAGACCTGTACAACCATAGAACATATAATTATAACAACCATTTGCTAACGTTGTTGCGGGAAGTTCTGGTGCTTTTGTAAGACTTGTACAGCCGAAGAACATACTTCTATAACAATTATTTGCTAATGCTGTTGCTGGAAGTTCTGGTGCTTGCGTGAGACTTGTACAACCTTGGAACATAGAATAATAACAATTGGCAGTTAACGTCGTCGCAGGAAGTTCTGGTGCTGTGGTAAGACTTGTACAACCGTAGAACATATTTGAGCAACTGGTTGCATGTATTACAGCAGGTGCTTCAATTAAAGCAGTACAACCAGAGAACAATCTATCACAAGAAAAATATTTATTTTTTATTATTAAATTTTTTGCACTAATTACATGTTTTCTTGCTAAAGATATTCCTACCTCTACTTCGCTGCCCAGACTTGCTATATTTCCATATATGTTAAAAACCAGATTATCATCCATGGAAACATTTAGTCCCCCATTTTGGGTATTTAAAAAACCACGAATTTTAATGATATCTCCTGCATTTAAATCTATAGATGTTAAAGTTTGGGTTGATGTCTCACCGGTGACTATTTCGTTATCGTTTATTTGATATTCATATTTTGTTTTTGTATTGAACTTACCAACTAAAACAATTGTTCCCGCTGATAAAACCTCTAAAGTCAAAGGCATATTTTCATAGTCAATATCCTTGGTATTCCAATCTATGTAATCCCCATCTTCAACATATGCAACATATGGTTTGCCCAATTCTTTGCTATCAATTGAGGTTTGTACATTACCGCTTGTTGGAAATGATTGTATAAATCTCTGCTTCATGTTTATTTAGTTTTTACTTTTAATGCGTTTATTTTTTCAGTTTTATTATACTTCCACGACAGTCCAGCCGGTAGGAATACCACCTACTCCTGTTGTCCATTCAACACCAGCGGCTTTAACGAATGTACCAGTTGAAGGAACACCCCAAACCCAGTTTCTGGTTGCTTGGGTTGCTGATATATCCGTTGCATAGCATTCAATTCTTTGAAGATTACTACAATACCCGAACATTCCATCATATCCCATGTGACTTATAGTTTTACTGCGTAAAATAGGTGCTGTTGTAAGACTTGTAC